TCATTCTTAGAATCTACTTCCGCAAAATTATTATCCGTCTGGTGTTTGGAATATTTTGAAACTTACAATAAATCTCCTGGTAAAGACATTGAAGGGATATTTCTAGATAAATCGAAGGGGTTATCAAGAGACAAGATTGATGATATTAAAGAGATACTTTCGGGGCTTAGCAAAGAGTATGAAAGGGGGCAGTTCAACGTCAACTATTTATTGGATCAAACCCGGGTATATTTCAGAGAACAAGGAGTTAAGAAACTTATAAGGGATATTAATTCTTATTTATCCTCTGGAAATCTTGTAGAATCGGAAAAGGCGATAAATGAATATTCTCCCCCCATAATCTCTGGGGAATTCCAAAGCATTAACCCCTTTACAAATGTTCTTGCAGTTAAGCGGGCTTTTGAAGATGCACAAAAACCGCTAATTCAATTTCCTATAAATAAACCTGATATGAAAACCTTGGGGGAATTTTGGAATGGTCAATTAGTTCGAGAAGGACTTGTGGCCCTTTTAGGCCCAGAAAAGAGGGGGAAAACTTTCATGTTGCTAGAATTAGGGATGCGTGCAAAAGCATCTGGTTGTAACGTGGCATTTTTTCAGGCAGGGGATATGTCTGAAAATCAAATGGTTAAAAGATTGTGTATTTACCTGTCAAGAAAATCGAATGTCCCTAAACATTGTGAAGGATTATGGCTTCCAGAAGTTGATTGCGTTTATAATCAGGACAATACTTGTATTAGGAAAGAGAGAGAAAAAAATGAAGGGGCCCTACTTGATGAAGATATACCTGAGAAGTGGAATAATTATGAAAAGTTAATTAATGTTTGCAAAGAAAATAATGCTCATATCCCTTGCAGAAATTGTAAAAAAATGAAGGGGACGGTTTGGCTGAAAAAAGGCCACTCTGTAAAACCGTTAACTTGGAAGGAGGCATATAAAAATGCAAAAAGTTGGCAAAAAAAGCACAATAAATCCTTCAAACTGTCGACATATCCAAATAATACCCTTACTGTTTCTGAGATTCGTACGTTACTTAATATTTGGGAAAAACAAGAAGAATTTATACCTGATGTAGTAATTATTGATTATGCAGATATTTTAGCTCCAGAATCAAAACAGGAATTTAGGCACCAGCAAAATAAAATTTGGCAAGAGTTAAGGAGGCTTTCACAAGAAAAACATTGTTTGGTAATTACAGCGACCCAAGCGTCTGCTTCTAGTTATGGAAAAAGATCTTTGGAGCTCTCCGATTTCAGCGAAGATAAACGAAAGTACTCACATGTAACCGCTATGTACGGACTAAATCAGGACGAGGATGAAAAGAAGATTGGGATTATGCGGATTAATGCCTTAGTCATTCGTGAGGATGAATTTTCTATTACAAACCAGGTTACTATTTTGCAGAGATTGCAAATTGGACGGCCTTTTTTGGGAAGTTATAAATAACCTCCTAAATGAATCTATTATGGATCGTATAATATACATAGAAAGGAGGTAATTGAGTATGAAAATTTTGATTGATAAGTCCTTAATAGCAACAAAAGCAAGAGAAGTTATACCAGGAATTTTAACTTCTTTGCCAGACCTTAATCTAATGTCACCAGAGGCACTTACAGATTTATACTTGATTCTCCTAGATTTATCCTGTAGGGCGGCAGAGGTAGAAAAGGATGAAATTAGGGGAGAAGGAAAAGAACAGAATGTTAAAAGGAGAGGACTTGACCGTTATGTCTTATACTTAAAACGGTGGAGAAAGCAGGAAATTCCGAAGGAGCATTCTCAGCTTTTAGGATTTTTATATGACAAAATACTACAAATGGAGGATATGGGAACGCTTCCTGGATTTGGTTTTGCAAATTATGATTCGAATGAAGGGAGGAGAAAAATAAAGGGGGGCAGTTTGCTTAACCCTGAGAAAAGTTCAATTTATCAATCCCAATAAAAACTAAAAGGAGGTAATGAAATGTCAAAAAAGGAGAGGAAAAATAGAGACGAAGTTATGTTAGAAGAAATGATAAATGCTGCAAAGGAACTTAATACTGCCTTTGGTTTAGAACCAGAGATAGATATAGAGTTACCTATTGATGATTTGTCAGAAAAACTAAAAGAAGCATTTAATCTTATTACGGAAGATGATGAATTATCAAAGGAGACTATGCGCACATTAAACACATTATGTAATATTTTTTCAGAAGGTAATGACAAGAAGGAAGGGGTTAAGAAGGAAGGGGTTAAGAAGGAAGGGGTTAAGAAGGAAGGGGTTAAGAAGGAAGGGGTTAAGAAGGAAGGGGTTAAGAAGGAAGGCAAACCCACCAGAGCTAAAGTTATGGCAAACATACTATTTCTTTCTACTAAGACGCCTATGAATAAAAAGAAGATGTCTGATGAAATGATAAAGATGTATGGCGGAAGTGAAAACGAGGCCAAATTCCAAGTAGATCATTCCACACGACTCCTGAAAGAACTTGGTCTATTGGAAGAAAAAGATGGAAAATTAGCACTGCTTTTGCCATGATTGATACCCCGATTGAATTGTATGCTAATAATGGCATACCTTATTTTGTGAAAAGAGAGGATTTGTCTTGCAAAAAGCCAGGCCCACCTTTTGCAAAAGTAAGAGGTTTATACCCTGTGCTTTTTGCACTTAAAGAAAAGGGTATAATCTCTGTTGCTTATGTAGATACTGCTATAAGCATGGCTGGTTGGGGGGTCTCCTATTTTGCGCAGGAATTGGGTATGAAAGCAATCATATATTATCCAAAATATAAGGATGGTTATAGGTATGAACAAGCCAAGCATATTAAATTATGCCAAAAATTTGGGGCCACAATTATTCCTATTGAAAAACCACAAATGTTACAAATAAACCGAAACATTGCAAAGAAAAGATTGGTGGTTGATTTTCCAGGGTCATATATGTTGCCTAGTGGACTTACTTTCCCAGAAACAGTTGAGGAGGTATCTAAGGAAGTAGCCTCCATTAAGCCGTTCGAGATAAAAACTATAATTATATGCACAGGTAGTGGGGCTATGACAGCGGGAATAGTAAAGGGTTTGATAGAAAACAACATACAAATACACACACTATTATCTGTACAAGTGCATAAAAATAAAAATGCTATAAGATCAAAGCAAAAGATAATGACTCTCTCTGGTGTCCCTTTAAGAGGAGATTTGTTTCGTAAAGGAATTATGGACATAATTCAAAATTTTGAAGTTATAAATGGGGACTATCTTTATGAAGAAGTACCTCAAATTAAATCCCCCTTCCCTTGTAATCCCTATTATGATTTGAAGGCGTATGAATTTATGATTAATAATTTAGGTAAATTATTGCAACCAATACTTTTCTGGAATATAGGGGAGTGATGACAAGATTAGTTATGCAACGTACCAAGCTTGCGACGGAAAAGGTAGGGTTTCATTTAGATGTAAGACAGGAAGTCGGAAGGGGGCTTTCCTCAAGATTCCTCATTCCGCCATTTTCTGTATTTCGAGCAAATGATGGGGCTTGGTTGAGAAGGAAAAGGCAATGGCTTGCTTTGGGAATAGAAAGTGAAATCGGGAGAGGGGGGAATTTGTTAAAAATGTCGGAAATGGCGCAATTAAAAAGGAAGAAACGTTCGACAGGATGTTTATTCAAAAGCAATAAATCTGGATTTTTTGCAGAACAAATTGCAAAAAGGGGCGGAGGCACATCAGTTTTTGATCCAATATTATGCGAACTTTCTTACAACTGGTGGTGTCCCAAAGGAGGACAAATCATTGATCCTTTTGCAGGGGGTTCAGTAAGAGGAATCATTGCTGCATATATGGGATATAAATATTGGGGTTGTGAACTTAGACCAGAACAGGTGGCTGCAAATATTGAACAGGGAGCTAGGATTGTGCCAGATAATATTCCAGAATGGGTTTGTGGTAATTCTTGGTTTGCTCTGAAGAAGGCACCAAATGCAGATTTTCTGTTCACTTGCCCTCCTTATGGAAATTTAGAAGTATATAGTGAAATAGATGGAGATCTTAGTAATATCAAGGAATACAGCAACTTTCTTCTGTCATATTCCCATATTATTAAGCGCGCATGTAATCATTTGAAAAATGATCGGTTTGCCTGTATTGTTGTTGCAAATTTCCGAGATAAACAAGGTTTTTATCATAACTTTGTAGGAGACACTATCAATATTTTTGAAAATAGTGGGTTGAGATTTTATAATGACGGAATACTTGTTACCTCAATCGGAACATTGCCTTTACGGGTAGATAAGCAGTTTTCTGGGTATCGTAAATTAGGAAAAACCCACCAGAACGTCTTAGTGTTTTATAAAGGAGATACCAAGCAGATCAGAGGGAATTTTAATGACATTACAGAATCAGAGTAAAGGAAAAACAGCAAAAGCATTAATGTTGTCCAGGCAGATCCGTGCTGAATTTCTCTTTAAAATGGGAATAAAGGAAGTGCCATCTTCTATATTATATCATGATCGTTCGGATGTATCAATGGATAGTATTATTACAGGCGGTAGGAGTTATACTAAAGCAATGAAAGATGAACTTTCATCTATCAAAGGCGACACTTTAAAAAGGGTGTTTACATCAGCGGGCAAGTCTGTGGGGAAAGGAAGAAGATATAAATCATACTCACTTGGATATAAGACAGAAGATTCAAGGATGCGTGGTGTTTTTGATGTGTCTAACATGTCATGTAGAGCAGGAGGATTATCCAGATTTTCCCAAAATGTCGGACGTCTGCTAGTTAGATTCTTTTGTCCAGAAAATGGGATTGTATGCGATTTGTTTGCTGGACATAATAGTAGGATGGAATTAGTTTATACCTTAGGTAGAAACTACATAGGCATAGATATTTCTAAGGAATTCATGGAAGCAAATAGGAGAATTAAATCCAAATTAGAAGAAAAAGAAGGATTTTTCCAAAATAAATCTACTATTCGATTGATTGAAGGAGATTCTTCATCTGTAAATTTACCAGATAATTATGCTGATTTTTCAATCACTAGTCCTCCATATTGGGATTTAGAATGGTATGGAGATGAAAAAGAGCAATTAGGTAATGCAAAAACCTATGAATTATTTTTGGATTTATTATTCAAACATGTTGCAGAAAATCATCGGATATTAAAACCAGGGTCATTTTGTGCATGGTTTATTAATGACTTCACAAAAGAAAAACAATTCTTTCCGTACCACATAGATGTCTCCCTCCTTTTCAGAAAGGCCGGGTTTATCCTACACGATATCTGCATTGTAGATTTAGGACAACCAATAGCTGCCGTTTTCATAAGGACGTTACTAAATTCTAAAAGATTTCCAAAACGTCATGAATATTGTATAATAGGACAGAAAAAGGGTATAAATCAAGATGTAGAAGACCACATAAAACAATTAGGAGGTAATTATGAAGGTGAATAGGTTAGAATTATTAAAATCTCTTATAACTGTTAAACCTGGTTTAGCAACGGAAAAAACTAGTGCAACAGAACTATTTTCAAGCTTTGCTTTTCTGGAAGGAAGGGTCATAACCTATAATGATGAAATCAGCATATCTCATCCAGTAAAAGGATTGAACCTTATTAAAGGAGCAATTAACGCTAAAAGGTTGTTTGGATTATTATTGAAATTGGAGCAAGAGGAGGTTGAATTAGGGGTTATGGGCAATGAAATACGTATTAAGGCAGGAAAAGCAAAAGCTGGATTACCATTATTACAACAAGAGATTCCGTTAGATACTCCGATAATTGATTGGAAACCATTGCCAAAAGATTTTATGGATAGTGTACAATTTGCAATATTCTCCTGTTCTAAAGATGTAAGTCGTCCAGTACTAACATGCATAAATATTTGTGAGGATGGGAGGGTCGAATCTTCTGATTCTTTATGTATTACAAGATATCAGATAACTAGTAAAATGCCAATTAAGGATTTCCTCCTCCCACAATCTTCTGCCAAAGAGTTGGTAAAATATGTGCCTATTAGCATCGCAGAAGGGAAAGGATGGGTACATTTTTTAACCATGGATAATACGATATTTTCTTGCCGTACTTTCGGAGATAAATTTCCTGATGTTTCAGTACACTTAAAAGCCGAAGGAGATTTGTTCTGTTTTCCTAAAATCGCAAGCGAGGTAATAGAACGGGCTTCTATATTTTCTAATCAAGAATTTGACACAGATGAATTTATTGAATTTACTTTAGCTCCTGGAAATATGAAGATTAGAGGAGAAAGTGATAATGGATGGTTTGAAGAAAGGATTGATTTTGATTGGATAAAAGAGGGAACAATATCTATATTAATAAAACCAAAATTAATGCAACACATATTAAATAAAGGGCAAAATAAGTGTCTTCTAACTGAGAAAACTATAAAATTTGAAGGGGATAATTGGGAACATGTAATCGCTTTAGGAAAGAGAAAGAGGGGCGAGATATGATTGGCTTTTTCGATTTATCGACAGTCAAGAAGAATCTCCGCAATACTACGTTCTCTTGTTTCTCTTGCAAACTATCTAAACATGTTTTATCTCCAAAAATGAGTCCGTTTGGTAATTTCAAAAAAAAGGTCTTAAATGTAGGAGAAGCACCCGGGAAGGTGGAGGATCAGTATGGCAAACAATGGCAGGGCAAAATGGGGCAATTATTGCAACAAACTTATTCCGATTTAGGAATTGATCTGTTTGAAGATTGTCTTAACATTAATGCTGTAAATTGCCGTCCTACGGATAATAATGGTAATAATCGAGTGCCAAATGCAAAAGAGATTGCTTGTTGTCGTACAAAAGTGTTAAAAGTAATAGAAGATAATCCCCCTAAATTGATTATTTTGCTTGGTAATTCAGCAGTTGAATCTCTTATAGGACACAGGTGGAAAAAGGATTTGGGGGGCATAGGAAAATGGAGAGGTTGGACAATTCCAGACAGAGATTTTAATGCCTGGATATGCCCAACATTCCATCCAAGTTTTGTAGGGAGATCTGAAAAAGAAGCGGAAACAATATGGAAAATGGATTTGCAAAAGGCTTTTAAGGCCTTAAAGCCACAACAACCACCAGTTATAGATGAAAAAAAGCAGGTTAAGATTGTAGATCATTTAGATACTATAGAAATACCAAAATTAATTGCCCTTGATTATGAAACTACTGGTCTGAAACCTTATGCTGAAGGACACCAAATAGTTTGTGCTGCAATCGCTATAAGTGAAAGTGAAGCGTTTGCATTTATGTTGACAGAATATAATAAGAAAACATTGATTAACATTCTTAGCAATCCAAAAATACAGAAGATTGCCCATAATATAAAATTTGAGGAAACATGGAGCGTAATTTGTTTAAATCAACCAGTAAAAGGATGGAAGTGGGATACTATGTTGGCCTCGCACATATTAGATAATCGTCCAGATATTACTAGTCTTAAATTCCAAACATATGTTAATTTTGGCTTAATAGATTATGATAATGAAGTAATGCCTTATTTAAAAAGCAAAAATGGAAAGGATAGTAATGCAAAAAATAAAATACTAGAATTAATATCTACTAAAAAAGGACGAGAGGGGTTATTGCTATATAATGGACTAGACGCACTTTTCGAATATAAGTTGGCTAAGAAACAGATGAGGCTGGTGGAAGCAATGACAATGGACTCATACAATCTTTTACATGAAGGGACTTTATCTTTTGCACGAACTGAGCAGGCAGGAATTCATATTGATGTTGACTATTGCATTAAGAAGAAAGAAGTCTTGACTCGAAAAATAATTTATTTACAAAAGAAACTAGGGGAAACAAGACTAGCAAAACAATGGAAACACCATTTTGGCGATAAATTCAACCTAAATTCAAATTATCAATTATCAAAAATCCTCTATGCTGTTAAAAAGATAACCCCACCTAAATTAACTTTTGCTGGCAAAGGGTCTACAGACAATGCTTCCTTATCCGAATTGAATATGCCTGAATTGAATTTGCTATTGGAAATAAGAAAATTGATCAAAATTAGAGATACTTATTTAGAGGCATACCTCAGGGAACAGGTTAATGGAATAATACATCCGTTTTTCAACCTCCATTTAGTACGTACATACCGTTCCAGTTCAGATTCCCCCAATCTCCAAAATGTGCCCAAAAGGGATAATAAGGCAATGAAAATCTGCCGGAGAGCAATATTACCAAGTCCAGGCTATCAATTAGTAGAAATCGATTATTCTGGTCTTGAAGTAAGAATATCAGCCTGTTATCACAGGGATAAAACAATGCTAAAATATGTACGCACACCTGGTTCTGACATGCATGCGGATATGACAAAGCAAATTTTCCTATTAGATTCTTTTGATAAAAAATCACAAGCACATTCTTTATTGAGATATATCGTTAAAGGAGCCTTCGTTTTCGCAGAATTTTATGGAGATTATTACAAAAATAGTGCCATCAACCTCTGCAAAGAATCTGGACTTCCATTGCAAGGAAAATGGCATTCAAGACAAGGAATATTATTATCAGAGAATTATTATCTTTCAGAGCACCTTATTAACAATGGCATCTCTTCTTTTCCTCAATTCCAAAAGCACATGCAAAAAATAGAAAATAATTTTTGGAATGTTAAATTTAAGGGCTACCAAGCATGGAAAGATAATTCATGGAAAGATTATCAGGAAAAAGGGTATATTAATACCCTTACTGGATTTAGATGTAGTGGGCTGATGGATAAAAAAAATGTAAGTAATTATCCAATTCAAGGCTCAGCATTTCACTGTTTATTGAAAGCATTCATTGAGATTGATAAAATATCTATAAAAGAGAGGTGGAAAAGCCATTTAATAGGTCAAATACATGATTCAATGTTGTTAAATGTCTATCCTGATGAATTGGATCATGTAATAGATATAGTAAGAGAAGAGACATGTGAAAAACTTCCTAAAATCTGGGATTGGATAATAATACCACTCGACATTAATATACTAGTTTATGGCGTTGATGCATCTTGGAGCGAAAATAAACAAGGAAAGGAAAAAAAACAATGAGCCTTTATCATAAATACCGTCCTATATGTTTGGAAGAAGTCATAGGAAATGAATCGGAAATTGAGATTATTCGTGCAGAACTACAAAGGGGGGATTCCCCCCATGCCTTCCTTTTCTACGGCCCTACAGGTTGCGGTAAAACTACATTGGGAAGGATTGTAGCAAAGGGGCTTGCTTGCAAAGGAAATGATTTTAAGGAAATAGATTCTGCTGATTTTAGAGGGATAGACACTATTAGAGAAATACGCAAACAATCACAATATTTGCCGATGGAAGGAAAATGTAGAGTATGGTTACTGGATGAATGCCACAAACTCTCTTCTGATGCCCAAAATGCCATGCTGAAAGCCTTAGAAGACACGCCTTCCCATGTATACTATATTCTATCCACAACAGAACCTCAAAAATTGTTGCCTACTATTAAAGGGAGATGTTCACAGCATCAGGTTACCCCTTTAAGCGATAGCCAAATGTTTTCGTTGCTAAGAAAGGTGATAAAAAATGAAAATGAAAATCTACAAAAGATAGTTTATAAACAAATCATACAAGACAGTTTAGGAAGTCCTCGAAATGCCTTGCAAATACTAGATCAGGTATTATCTGTCCCATCAGATCAAAGACTATTAGTAGCAAGAAAACAAGCGGAAATGCAATCACAGGTAATTGAGTTGTGCAGGGCTTTGCTTTCAAAAACTGGATGGAAAAAGATTTCTAATGTATTATCAGATTTGCAAGGACAAGGACAAGAACCTGAAAGCATTAAAAGGGCAATAATAGGTTATTTTAGTTCAGTCCTATTAAAGGAGGATAATATGATAGCAGGACTAATTATAGAAGAATTCCTGAAATTATCTTTTTACGATGGTTTTCCAGGTATAATTTTTGCTTGTTATTCAATAATTAAATTAGGAGGAAAGGAAAAATGAAGGAAAGGGATTATACAAATGATATTGAAATCTCTCCAGATTCCCTTGATACAGAATGGCTATTACAACCACAATTGATGCTAAAATATGGGGAGACTGTTGCTGAAGCAAGAAGGAGTGTGGATTATGCAAAGGAAAGATCAGAGATCAAAAGGGCAGAATTAGATAAAGATATAAGGACATATCCAGAAAAATACGGCATCTCTAAAATAACAGAATCCGCCATCCAGGGGACTATAATTCTCGATTCAGAATATACAGAATTGAATATTAATTTCATAGAATCCAAATATGAATTAGAGGTGCTCCTTGCAGCAGTTCGAGCAATAGAACAGAAGAAAACAGCCTTGGAAAATCTTGTCAAATTGCATGGACAAATGTATTTTGCTGGACCAAAAATACCAAGAGACCTGACTAAAGAATGGGAATTGGAACAAAGGCAAAAGAGCTCAAATAAAAAAATTATGCTTCGATCTAAGTGAATTTGTTGACAAACGTATAATAGTAAAAAATGGGGTACTAAAATGATAAAATGGTTTGTTTTATTCATTGTATTGATATTCTTCATTCCATTTTATACTTATATTATTAGTAAGAGTGTAACTTTGGGAAAGATTAATGTGTTAAAACATTTTTTCTATAGAGAAAGAGGCAATGTAAAAGACAAACCCAAAAATCCAAAAGGAGGTAACAAATGAAGAAATCGGCAAGTAAATTTAAACAGGCTGTTGCAAAAGATAGCCATAGGCAAAAAATACAAAGAAGCAAATATGGATACTTAAATCTCCCCTCTGGTATCAATATTTTCAAGGAAGAACCAAACACAAAAGTCCTTCTAGATTTTCTTCCTTATGAAGTCTCTGCTAAAAATCACCCAGACAGAGATGATGAGATTGGCATAGCAACACCAGGAAGTTTATGGTATAAACGGCCATTCAAAATACACCGCAACATTGGTAATGAAAATGAAGCAGAGGTTTGCCTATCTTCTATTGGAAAATCGTGTCCTATTTGCATTTATAGAGCAAAAAGATTAAAGGAAGGGGCTGAAAAGGAGGAAGTCGATTCTTTAAGGCCTTCCAATAGAAACTTATACATTGTTATTCCTAAAGACCATAAAGATTATGAGGAAAAACCTCATATTTGGGATATAAGTAGCTATTTATTTCAAAATATGCTCAATGATGAGATAGAAGAAGATTCTGATAGGGGTGTATTTCCAGACCTAGAAGAAGGATTAACGGTGCGTATAAGATTTTCAGAAGCGCAGATTGGCAAAAATAAATTTGCAGAAACTAGTCGAATCGATTTCATAGAAAGGGATGAACAATATGATGTAACTATGCTGAAAGATATGCCAGATTTGGATAATGTTTTGAATATTCTAGATTATAAACAATTAGAAGCAAAGTTTTTTGGAGCTGATGAAATAGTAGAAACAGACATGTCAGAAAAAGGGAGCAGAAAAATCGATGAAGAGGAAAAAATAGAGGAAGAGGAAGAAATAGAGGAAGAGGAAAAGGAAGTAAAAAAGGGGATAAAAAGAAGTCTTAAACCAGTAACTAAAAAGAAAAATAAGTGCACATACAAACATACATTCGGAAAGGATTGCGAAGAATATGATGAGTGTGATGATTGTGAGATATGGGATCAATGTATAGACGCTAAAACGATGGGAAATGATGATGTCCCTTTCTAAACAAAAAATAGACTTCTTTAGAAAAGAAGAGGTATATTTGCTTGGTACGAATGCCAATAGGGTTTTGCATGAAGATGTAAGCCTATTGGCTTTGTATCATAATACCTCCAAATCTACTATCATAAGAAGGGCAGTCGAGCAATTAATTAAAGAACAACTAGGTGATTCTTCAATAATTATAAAAGAATTGGCCCTACGAGTTTTGCAAAAAAAACCACAGGATGTTGACTATGATAAATATATACCCATTATCATAGACAATCTAAAAAGCAAGAAAATATCTGGTAAACACATAAAACAGATAAGAGAAGAAATAATAAGGCAAGTAAAAGGTATTGATATTCAAAAATGATACGTCAAAACAAATTAGTCAAACAAATCGAAGAACATAAACAGGCCATAGAAGACTTCAACAAAGGCAATGAGAAAAATATAATTAGTACTGGTTCAACATTGCTTGATTTAGCTATCTCTGGAGGGCGAATACGGGGGGGAGGTATCCCTGCTGGCATAATGGTAGAGATTTTTGGCCCTCCATCATGTGGAAAAACTATTCTCCTTTGTGAAATTGCTGGAAATATACAACAACAAGGAGGCAATATTATGTTTCATGACCCAGAAGGAAGGCTGAATAAACAATTTGCCAAACTGTTTGGGTTGGACATTGCTCGAATGGATTATTCTATGCCAAATACAGTTCCCGAAGTTTTTCAGTCTGTAAGAAATTGGAATGTTGAGGAAAATAAAATCCACGGAATATTTACCGATTCCCTAGCCGCTCTTTCTACTGATTTAGAGATGAAGGAAGATTCTGATAAATATGGATTACGAAGGGCAAAGGAATTTAGTGAAGAATGTAGAAAAACCTGTCGGGTATTGCCCCAAAAAGGCTTCCTTATGGTTTGTTCCAACCAAATAAGGCAAAATATTGATGCTGGCCCCTATGGACAAAAATATATTACGCCTGGTGGAGAATCTATTGGGTTTTATTCAAGTCTCCGTTTGCGGTGTTCTATTCCACAGAAGATTAAAAAAACCAAAACAGTATTCGGTAAGGAAGAAACAAGAACTATTGGGGTAGGAATTCAAGTTGAGGTATATAAAAGTAGCGTTTGGAAACCCTATCATATAGCCCCTATAACTATATTGCACGACTATGGAATTGACGATATAAATGAAAACCTAAAATTTATAAAGGCACATTCTAACAAATCTATTTACACTATTGGTAATAGGGAACTCAGCAAATCTATTGCTAAAGCAACAAGCATGGTAGAATCTAACAACTTGGAAAATGAAGTAAAGGAAGAAGTTATTACTCTCTGGGAAAAAATAGAGGGTGAGTTTAAGAAGGGAAGGAAAGAAAAACATTAAAAGGCGAATTACTATACAGTCAGCTAAAAGCAAAGGGAGAATCCTACAGCAATGGACATGCAAAAAGATAGCAAAGACGACTGGATATGTTTGGGGGAAAGATAAGCCCATTGAATCTCGTCCAATGAGCCAATCTGGAGTAGACATACGGTTAGAAGAAAGTGTGAAAAAATTATTCCCATTTTCTGTAGAATGCAAATGGCAAGAATCTTGGGCAGTTCCAGCATGGATTGAGCAAGCAAAGAAAAATCAGATGGAAGGTACTGACTGGTTGTTAGTTATCAAAAGGAATAGGAAACTTCCAGTGGTTATTATGGATGCTGATAGCTTTTTTCGCCTGATAAAGAAAGCAAGTAATTTAGATGAATTTGAAAAATGGAGAACATAACACTAATTTTGAACTATTTATATTACCTACTGAAGGAATTTGCTCTATAAAAGAATTGAGCAGATATTTGGATCTTCCTGCTAATACTGTACAACAAAAATTAATCGAGTTTGGGATAGATATTTTAAGCTTTTCAAGGCTCCATAAACATAAATTGATTCGATTGGAAGACTTGAGGCAAAAATCAAGGTAGTGACTGAAATTGACAGCTAATTTGGGCTATATTACAGCTAATTTGGGCTATATTACAGCTAATTTGGGATATATTTGAATTTTGAAGCTATACTTACCTATGGAGAAAAAAAGAAAACCAGCCACACAGCAAATTTAGGGTTGGGTTACTTAGAAAGATAAAAGAATATGTTACATAGTATTCAGATCTCCAATTTACAATCACATGAAAATACTAAGCTGGAGTTTGTTCCTGGTTTAAATGTAATTGTTGGCCCCACTGATTCTGGAAAAACTGCTATTATAAGAGCCCTTAAATGGCTGGTATGGAATAGACCCCAGGGAGATTCCATCCGTTCTAATTGGGGCGGAAATACTATAGTAGAATTACAAACTGATTCTAACATTATTAAAAGGACTAAGACAAACCAAAGTAATGAATATGTCCTTGATAAAACAAAATTTAATGCGGTGGGTACAAATATACCAGAAGAGATACAAATAGCATTGAATTTGGATGAAATAAATTTACAACAACAATTGGATTCTCCCTTCCTTCTTACTTCTAGCCCAGGAGAAGTAGCCAAACATTTCAACAAAGTTGTGCATCTGGATATGATAGATAAAAGTATGCAATCTGTACAAAAATGGATTAGAGAGATTGAACAGGATATCAAAGGAAAGGGAAATCAGATTGAGCAATCAAAAGAGGAATTAAGCCAATATTTTTACCTTGATGAAATGGAAGGTAAAATCATCTTCCTAGAAAATATAGAAAGAAGAAAGATTCCTTTGTATCAAACAAAAGAAAGGATAAGCGAGATACTTAGCCAGATAGATAAAATAAGGAAGGACATTGATAAATATAGCAACCTAATATCCTTAGAATTACAGGTTAATCAAATATTAGGTTTCGTATCAAAGAAAAAGCAATTAGACCAAGACATGGTTTCCTTATTATTTATCGCTGATTCCCTTCAACATATCAAAGAAAATAAAATAAAATACAACTGCCTAATCAAAATAGAGAAATTGGTTAATCAAATATTTCTATTGGTTGAAAGGAGAAGAAAAAAGGAAGAGGAGCGAGGGGAACTAAGAAGTCTAATATCTAATATAGTAAAGGTTAAAGAAAACTTGAAAATATTTAAGGAATTATTGGTTAAAATGGAAAAGAAATTCCACTCTTCTTTTCCTAATGGAATTTGTCCTTTATGTGGGGCTAAAGTATGATCAGAAATAAGCGCCCTAATCCTAATCCTACCCTAATTCTTACGGCAGATTGGCATTTAAGAGAAATTAACCCCGTTTGCAGGACGGATAACTTTTGGGATGCTCAATGGAAAAAGATTGGGTTTATAAGAGAACTTCAGGAAAAGTACGGCTGTACAATACTCCATGGGGGAGATTTTTTTGACCATTGGAAACCAAGCCCATTATTGATTAGTAATGCTATAAAAACTTGCCCAAAAAAGCTCTCCATTTGTTATGGCAACCACGATTTACCACAACACAATCTCGATCTCGCACAGAAATGTGGCGTAAACACACTGCAAATAGCTGGAAAAGTGGAAGTATTACCGGGAGGACATTGGGGGCAACCCCCCCATACAATGATGTTAGGAGAAAGAAAAATCCTTATTTGGCATATAATGACATGGGATGGTAAAAGATTACCATGGCCGGGTTGTACAGATTTATCTGCACAAGAGATTTTAGAAAAATATCCCGATTATGATTTAATCTTAACAGGACACAACCATAAGGCGTTTGTTGTGGAAAATAATGGACGATTGCTAGTAAATCCTGGGTCTCTTACCAGACAAGAAGCAGACCAGGAAAATCATTTGCCTAGTATATATTTATGGTATAGTACATCCAATTCCATTGTGCGCATTTATCTTCCCATAGAAAAGTGTGTCATATCTAGAGAACATATAGAACGTAAACAGGAGAGAGACCTGCGAATATCTGCCTTCGTGGAAAAATTAAATATGCAAAATGGTAAAATAAGTGGGTTAGATTTTCATAAAAGTTTAGAAGAGTTTGAAAATTCAAATAATATCAGGCAATCCGTAATGGATATTATATGGAGGGCAATCGATGAATGAGAGAGAATTAATGAAAATTAAAGAAGAAATAGATGTTGCAAAATCTAAAGTATCAGAATTATCTGGCAAAGAAGAATATCTGCTTCAAGAATTACAAGACCATTGGAAATGTTCTTCCATCGGTGAAGCAAAAGTAGAATTGCAAAAATTAGAAAAAGAGATTAATGAGTTAAATCTAAAAATCGAACAGGGAATCATAGATATTGAGGAAAAGTATAATGCTATCTAATATACAGTCCTTACGCAATGATTTAGAACAACGTAAAGGGAAAAAAATGCAAATAGAGAATACTATCAATCTCCTTATAAAAAAGGCCAGAGAAAGAGAGAAGGATTTACGAAGACATGAACAGGCCAGAGAGATAATCAGAGAAGTGGGATTATTAATACAAAAGAATTTGCAATTTCATATCTCTGGGATAACCAGTTTGGCATTAGGGGCTATATTTGAAGAACCATATCAATTAGCCGCAGAATTTGTGCAGAGACGGAATAAAACTGAATGTGATCTTTATTTTGTCAGAGACAATTATAGAATAGATCCATTATCTGCATCAGGAGGTGGAACAGTAGATGTAGCAGCATTTTCTTTGCGTATAGCCTCTTGGGCTATGAAATACCCACGGAGTAGGAACACAATAATATTAGATGAGCCCTTACGTTTTCTCAGCTCTGAACACCAAGAAAAAGCAGGCCTGATGATTAAAGAAGTATCAGAAAAATTAAACCTGCAGTTTATTATAGTAACACACAACCAAATTTTATCATCCTATGCAGACAAGAGTTTTTATGTATCTATTGATAGGGGGATTTCCAAGGTTAGTGAACACCCCCTACCCTGACGGATGGGATTTGATAAAAAGTGATGTCTAACTTCAAAACTGGCGATACAAATTGATATGGACAAGATAACCTCCTAAATGAATCTAAATAAGATCGTATAATAAATCAACACTTAACAAGAGGGGGGATAAAAATGGACTTAGTTCAGGGGCTGATATTTCTGACAGCCTTAGTATTGTTGGTTATTTTTTATTAAAGGAGGTGAGAAAATCATGGGAAGATCATATACAATCCATTGTATAGGGTACGCTAAAATAAAAAATGGGAAAAGGAGGATGTTTTATGCTATGAATCGGCTAGAAATCGAACAACAACGAGTTCTAGCCTTACAAGAAGGGCTGCAAATCTCAGAATGGGAAGCACAAACTAGAACAGGCAAAAAAATACTAAAAATGACAGAGGATGATTATTCCTGGGGATATATTTCAGATGATAAAGTTGGAAATGTTTGTAAAACCATCCCCTGTCCCATCTGTAACCTAGACGGATGTTTTGTTTGCAACCATTCAGGAATAACAAAAAATAAATACTGGGAGAATTGGCAAGATTGGCAGTTAGAAAAAGAGAAGGCAAAACATATATCACCCCGGGGTTAAGGGAGAAGGAGAAATGTCATGGAAATAACTAAACAATGGTTGGTGGCAGCCCATGCGTGCCATAGCCAGGTTGAGATTTTCGATGAGGAGTGGCCTAATGGGGCAGAGATTACTCTGGAGAATTACCTGAGGGCAGCTGAATTAGACTTAGATCTGGACTGGCTTGCCAAAAATATGTTCTTTGCTTCAACACAGGAAGCCTATTGTAAAGCAGTAGCCCGGGCACGGAAAGCCTACGATATAGCCACAGGCACAGCATCAGAAGTCTATAGTAAAGCGATGGCCACATCACAGAAAGCCTACAATAAAGCGGCAGTCCCGGCACAGAAAGCCTACAATAAAGCAATAGCCCAGGCACGGAAAGCCTACAATAAAGCAATAGTCCCGGCACGGAAAGCCTATGACAAAGCGACAATCCCGATACAGAAAGCCTACAATAAAGCGACAGTCCCGGCACAGAAAGCCTATGACAAAGCAATAACCTGGGCACAGAAAGCCTATGACAAAGCGACAATCCCGGCACAGAAAGCCTATGACAAAGCAATAGCCTGGGCACAGAAAGCCTATGACAAAGCGACAG